TACAGGAGAATGATGCGGCATTTTTAGTTACGGGAATGCGAGATTTTGACAACCGCCCCACAGTCTCTGCCCTTAAAGACTGGATAGTAACCAATTCTATAGAGTTTGTTGTACTTGACGGCTTATCATACTTAGCTGACGAAAGAAGTGCTAGAGGTGACAATATTACGACACGATTAACTAATATTTCAGAAGACCTAATGAGCCTTTCAGTTGAACTACATGTACCGATTATTGGTGTCATTCAGGCTAATAGAAATGCGGCTAACAATAGTGAAAATGTAGATGCACCTACAATCGAGACTATTAGAGGTTCAGACGGTCCTAGCCACAATGCAAGCAAAATTATTAGTGTTAGGCACAAGGAAAATACACTAGAACTAAACATTCTTAAGCAACGCAATGGACAAGTTGGAAATCGTTTGTTGTACAATTGGGATGTAGATAATGGTAAATTTGTATATGTACCAAATGACAACGATGGATTACCAAAGAGCTATAGTAAAAAGCTTGAGACTAAGATTAAGGAGCAATTCGCTGATGAAGATACTCTATTCTAATAGGAGCAACTATGATTATCAATAATGTTCAATTTAACGCTGATACGCTTGACATCCTAAATAAAGTTCAAAACGAAACGCATGGAACATATTTAAAAACAATTAAGCCGATAAATGGATATGTTATGGTAACGTGCCCGTTTCATAAAAATGGCCAGGAGCGTACGCCATCAGCCGAAATAAGCACCAAAGATGGAACTTTTTGGTGCTTTAGTTGTAGGCAATATCACACATTGCCAGAAGTAATTTCTAAATGCCTTAACACAAACGGATGGGCGTGGTTAATTAATAATTTTACTTCTGAAAACATAGAATCAAGACATTTCGAACTGAATATGCCGACAAAAATACCGCCGAAATACATAGACCCGGCGGTTTTATTGCAATATAGAACTAAACATCCATATATGTATACAAGAAAATTAACTGACAAAATCATTGAACAATTTGACATCGGATATGATAAACAGCAAAATGCTATAACCTTTCCTGTTAAAGATAAACTCGGTCATATACTATTTATTGCAACCAGACAAGTAGATAAAAAACGCTTTCACTATCCATTAGGCGCTACTAAACCACTATATGGCGAATTTGAGCTGCGTCAAGAACAAAAACATGAAAATATCACAGAAGTCTATGTCGTAGAATCGATGCTAGATGCACTAGCTATTTGGAGTTGGGGCAAGTATGCGATAGCCTTAAATGGCGTCGGTTCAGCTACTCAATATCAGCAACTTAGAGAACTTCCAGTAAGAACACTTATCTTGGCTACTGATAATGATGAGGCTGGAAAACGTGCACGAGACGAAATAAAACGACATGTGCATAATAAGTTTATAAAAGAACTGGACTATGCTTCATATGACACCTGTAAAGATATAAACGATATGTCACGTGAACAATTTTTATCAGCTAACATTGTAGGAGGATTTGATGCAAATAGACAAAAATAACATACCACCTAAAGACACAGAACAAGCTACCCGTGTACTGAATCATCTTAGGCAGGGGCAGTTCGTTATTGGCAATCCAGGACTAGGCCTAAGAAAAACGCTAAAAACGCTAGAAGCAAAATTCGACGAATCTAATACAGCTGAACTAGATTGGCACATAGACAATGCTCAACTTATTGCACAAATAGCTGCTACACGTGCCGGAATTACTGGAGAAGAAAATCTATGTGAGTATTTGGCTAAACTCATTAAATATGACAAAAATCTTCGTGGGATAGTTGCGTTTGCTAGTTTAAGCTATGAACAAGACAATAATAACTTAGATTATATCCCCGACACAGATACATTGCTAGTTCTTGGGAAAAATTTATTAGTAATCGATGCAAAAAATTTAAAAACCAAAGCAGGTAAACCACTGATGCTAGATAACGGTTTTGTACTAGATGAGAAAGGAAAACCGCTTATTCATGTAAATTCATCAACAAATATTTGGAAAAAAATTATGTCAGCTGCAAATATTGAAATAGATAATATTTCTGAGTTTGTGTGCATCGTAAACAATACAGATACGCCTATCATAGAAACTGAAGACGAAGAGATGAAACTAATTCATATTGCACAACTGCATCAAAAACTTGTAGAATGGGCAACACAACATAAGACCGAAACGATATACTTAAACATACTAACTGAGATATCTAAGGCGCAAATATATGAAGACAAAAGTGATTGTGACTTAGATATAGCTAATATTAGAAAACAATTTGGAGTGTAGTTTATTTTCTGTGCGAAATGGTTTATAATAAATAAAAACAAGGAGAAATATCATGAATAGAGCAAATAAATTTGAAAGATACAAAATCACTAAAGTGAGCACAAACAAGAGCGTATGCAATGTATATTTAGATGCATTTACTATTGAAAAAGTTAGATTACAGAATGCTAACTATGAAACAGGAAAGTCTATTAGCACATATATCGATTTTGCGCTATTTAACAGATTAGCTCAGGACGCGGCGTCTGGAAGACTAATTAGAGAGCTCATGGAAAAGAAACAGCTAACAATTTCTATGGGTGGCAGTAAGTCTTCTATTGAATATGACGGTCAACCAGAATCTAGAATTGTATCACTTGGATATAGCGGCGATAAAGTATTTATTAATATGCAATCGTCGTTAGGAGCAATCAATCAAACAGGATTAATCGTTCCACAAGGTAAACCAAAAGAAAAAATTTCAGTTGGCATGACGGTAGACGATTTTAGACAAATGATGATGTATACGAGAGACTGTGTAAATGCATATTTAAGTACATATATTCCAACACTAGTCGAAGAATCCACTGCAGATAGGAGTAATTATGACAATCACTGAATTATATGCAAAAGAGCAAGCATATTGGCGACAGCAAAATCTAAAGTTTTTTGGAGTGAGTCCAGTTGATGATACTAAAAAGCTAGACTATATACAAGATGTGCTTAATGATTGCTGCGACGTATATTGGAACGGTACTAAAAAATGCATCTTAGCTCAAAATATCGAAAATGGCTTATTAGACCACGACGCCAATAAATTAGTAGCTAACACGTTTAGACTGCAACTTAACCCGTATAACATGTGCGTTGACATCTTTGGCGTGTATCTCACACCCGAAGAAACCGAATATAAGATTGGAAGTATGCCCTTACCTGTCGTAGACTTAAGCTGGGAGATTAATTGTGCACACTTTACCCCACGCATCACAGCCACACGCAGCAATAATAATCTAGTATATAAGAAAGACTTTTCGACTGTTAGCGGTGAATATTGGACATATGATATTTCTACTGACACCTTTACGTGCGTCAGTCATGCAGACAAGTATAAATTTGATACAACTATTGAAAATATTTTTGAGCATCATTTATCAATTCAATCACGCGCATTATTACAAACCTGCATCTCTGAGCCACTTACGATAAACAACTTCGTTGAGGCTATGAAAAAATTGCCGCGCATTGAGGCAAACAGTATCTTTAACTATACTTTCTCCAGGCTAGAATATTTCTTTGACATCATATTACATAGCGGTAAGTATGCGCAACCTACTAAAAATATTTTATTTGGAGCAAATCAATTAATTCGTAGCCAGACAACACTATACACAACGTCTGATGAGCATTTTGATGGATGTCTAGTGTTAACGACATCGCCGATTAGCGCATTGGAAAACTTTAGAACCGTCGTAAACATATATAATGGTCAATATAAACCAGCATTTACGTATACAGATACCTGTGGATTTTTCGATAGTTTTAAGACAGTTACGTCTGGTGCAGCTGGACGTCAGAGACTTTTGCTTGACAATATTAGTGTAAATAATAATATGCTATATGTTGAACAAGATGGCGTAGAGCATAACATGTTTGAATTTTTTGGAAATCCGCCGAAAACTCGACTATCTTGCTTATCGAGTGCACCATTTTGCAATAATGATAAACCAAAAAGAATCATGATGAATGCAAAGCTTACTGCACAATCGGTTCCACTGCTTAATGAAAATGAGCATCTGCGCCATACTATTAACGCTAGAGTGGCTTTAGTCGATATTGATGGATTGACTTATGCGGACTCTATAGTAATATCACAGACATTTGCAAAAAAATTAACTACATATAGCAAAGATGTGGTGTATATTTACAACAAACCAGCATTACTTGATAGCTTAAAAACTGTGCCTGCGGCTGAGCTGCTAGACCAACTATATCCTGATGTATCACCAGCTATTCTGCAGTCGTATGAAAACGTAAACATCGACGACATTGAATATTTTGGAAAACATAGCGCTAGAGTGCATTTATCTTGGACTATTCCATTTATGGTCGGCGATAAAATGACAAGTTTACATGGAGCAAAGGGTACAGTTGGCAAGATTATACCAGATGATGAAATGCCGAAATTGCGCACTACTGCTGGAATCCTAGAACCTGGCCCCGTCGACGTCATTTTCTCAGGTTTTTCGACTATGCGTAGAGGCAGCATCGGTCAAATTTTTGAGGCGTGGGCTAATGCTTCTGGATTAAATATCGAGGACGAACTTATTGCTACAGCCATCGATAAATATAGTGATGAAATGAAGACCTTTGCGAACAACTCTAAGATTGAGTATCGTGGACATATCATCTCTGCACCAATAGGTATCTTAGAAGTTATGCGCGTTTGCCACCATGCTAGCACACATCTATCTGTAGCAGATACATCTTCTCGCAAAACATTGAAACTTGGAGAAATGGAGAAACTCAATCTAGTTGCAAATGACTGCCCAGCCATCTTAACTGAACTTTCTATTAGAAGTTTTACTAAAAAAGCTCATGCGCACGAGCTGACTAGTGAAATAATGACTACACGCAAATTGCCTAAAAATACGCGCACAACGCTCCGCAGTGTCAGTTTTATGCGAGCGCTAGGCTATGAAATATTGCTTGATGGCGAATCACTGGTAGCTGATATAAAATAGGACTAATGTCCTATTTTTTTTGTTTACATGCACACACTACAATGTTATAATAGAATTAACCCATAAAAAGAAAAGGGGAAATGTTATGAGACTACAAGTTGAAAAAGTAAAAATAAAAAATAACCCGCTAAATGAAGTTACATCGGATAAAATTTTCGCTCCAAGACGCATACGAGACGCATCAGGTAACCTACTGTTTAACGAAAATGGAATCTTTTCTGAACAAATATTTGGACTACCTAATACATGCAAGTGCGGTAAGCAGACTTCACCAGGATTTTGTCCAAATTGTGGATGCCGCGTAATAGACCCAGAAAATGCACCAGATACATATATTTCATTTGAGAACATTGTCGATATTCCATATCTTGGTACAGACTACCCCAGCGACGTTGTGGACAATTTAATGCATTATAAAGGATTCTTGTATCATGGGCAATATCACGAGTTAGATATGCTAACTGATAATATGGATGCCTACAACAAAGATGAAGTGCTAATTAGTAAATCGGCGGTGCTATCATTAGGTGTTAGCGAAGAATGGTATAATGACAGTGTTTACAACAAATTATATATTCCACACATGTCACTGAGACCAATCACTGTGACAGGTGATAAGTATTTCTTAGGAAATTTAAATACACTTTATGTAGACATCCTGAAGCTTAAAAATAGCTATATTCGTCATGTCACTAATGATGCTATACAAGACGTCGTATATCAATTGGCTACAAAAAAATACATACTTGAGCATATCAATGAAGCTTACACAGAATTACTAAACATCTTGGCATTAAATAAGCGCTCGCTATTAGCCACAGAGCTTAGAGGACAGCCACTTACCGGAATTGTTCGTGGAGTAATTACGAATAATACAGCATTGCATGAAAACTATGTCATTATTGGTTCTTATTTTGCAAAAACACTATACCCCCACTTATGCGACAAATTTATGCAAAATGGTGTGATAGACTTCAAGGCACTAAATAGCTTCTTATTACAAGAGGGCTATTATGTATTGCTAAATAGGCAGCCAACGATTGGTACAAAATCTATCATGGGAATGATTCCCCAATTCACCGACGATAAAAATGCTAGATATATTCTACAGCTAAATCCAATTATTTTTGATGGATTAGCTGCAGATGTTGATGGAGATGTACTATCTGTTACGGCTCTATATTCAAAAGAAGCGTGTGAAGAAGCTAAAAAGCTATTACCTAATGTCAATTATATTGAGGGCTCAAATAGTTCTATTAGAAATGGACTACCAGAAGACTTACAATACGCTATGCAGCAATCATATGTAAGAAATGATGACATAGCTAAACGTATACATGAAATTATTTGGAGACAATAGAGATGAATTATTATGAAGACTTAAAAAAGCTAAATTCTCTAAGTAGAGAAGATTATTTTAAAGTATATGATTTGCTAAACTCTGCCGTTTTTTACGAAAGCTACATTCCTAATGTTGGCGACTTTGCCTTAGCCGCTGAGCAAAATACCGAGGCACTCGATAGAATTAGACAAATAACTGAATTCACTAATAACACTGACGACATATTAACTAGTGCTAATCGCAGAGCAGTAGATTATAAAGAAGAAGAATCGAATAAGTTTATGAAATCCGTTATTGCTGCAAATGTAACAGACATAACTGAATCTGGTTACTTCTATAAACAACTTGCATCTTCGTGCGATGATATGCACATAGATACTACTGTCGAAGATTGTGGCGCCATTGGTAAAGAAATAGACCTGCCAATCGATGAAAACACATATAATTTTCACGTACGCAACCACTACATATCTGAATTAAGTAATTACTCAACGAATTATGATGAGTTTAGACAAAAGACAGCTAAGCTGAGCAGCATTCATGTTAGAACATTTTTATATTGCAACCGCGGACACAGAACCTTCTGTAAGCGCTGTGCTGGAATATATCAACGCTCACACAATACGACCTTTATTCCAA